TGCTTTTAGGAAAGCCAAGTGGTGACGTTTACGTTGACGACAAAGGAATTAATGATGAAGACTTCTTTGCCAATTAAGCTTGTTCCAAAAGGTTGGGGATTTGAAAAGTGGATTGTTAACTGTGAAGAATACTGTGGCAAACTGCTTTATTTTGTTAAAGGAAAAAGGTGTTCGTGGCATTATCATAAACTTAAAGATGAGGTTTTCTATGTGCAATCTGGTCGCATACTTGTAAAGTTTTCTGAGGAAGATGACATAGAAAATGTAGGACGGATTACTTTGGGCCCTGGTGATAATTTCCATGTCTACAGGGGACTAAGGCACCAAATGATCGCTTTGGAGGACACAGAATTGTTTGAATTTTCTACACAACATTTTGATGAAGACAGCTACAGAATTATAAAGGGTGATTAACATGAAGATTGCTAGCGCATGGTCTGGACATGACTGTTCATTTTGTATTTTAGATAACGGTAGGCCAGTGGTGCATGCCGAGTATGAAAGGTACATACGAGAAAAGGAGCCTTATGGTGATGGGGTCCAGTTTATGTTTGATGAATACCCAGAACATGACGATATAAAGCATTTTGCCACGGTTCATCTTTCTGAAAAACTTGAAGCCTACAAGGAATCGTATGAAAAGATTAACAACATAGTGGATAGCAATGGGGGTGAGTTTCATGTAATTGGACATCACCAGGCGCACGCTGCGAACGCTTTCTTCTCTAGTAATTTTCAGGACGCATTAATCCTCACGATGGATGGTGGGGGAATAGAAAATAAAGATAGGCTTACAACTGCTTTTACGATTTGGAGTGGTGAAGGAACAAAAATTAAACATTTGCACACTTTCCCTCTATCTCAGCTAAACATTGGCGGCGTCTGGACAAGAGTTACAAGATATGTCTTTAACCTGCAGTCTGGCTGGCCAACAGGACATCAAGCTGGCACTGTAATGGCCATGGCTGCTATGGGGGATAAAGAAAAGTATTTTGATGACTTCATGGTTATGCTGACAAGAGACATGGCAGCAGCGGCACACAAACCACATAATCAACCAAGAGGTGCTAATGTGGGAACGGACCCGATACACCCATATTTAAATAAGTGGAGAACCATAGCGGACCAAAGTGAGCAAGACAAGTTTGACTTAGCTGCAGGCCTACAGTACGCAACAGAAGAGTATTTAAAGGGGCTAATTCAAAACATCCTAGATCAAGTCCCTGTACATAGAAATATATGTTTTGCAGGAGGCGTGGCGCTAAACTCTGTTGTAATGGGAAAAATGCTAGACTGGTTTTCTAATAGGGTTGATAACATGTACGTAACGCCTACCCCGCACGATGGGGGGCTAACGCTTGGCGCAGCTCAATATGTCTGGCATCATGTACTAGATAACCCTAGAATTAGATGGGAGGATAACTATACGCCATATTTAGGATTTACCTACGGCAAAGATGAGATCATGGCAGCAGTAGACAAAAACAAAGACAACGTAACATACGACGAATGTGATATTGATAGGGTAGTTGATCTTCTTGATGAGCAAAATATCGTGGCCGTATTCGGAGGAGGTTCAGAATCAGGACGCCGAGCACTTGGAAACAGGAGCATTCTGGCCGACCCTAGATCCCCAGATATGAAGGATAAAATAAACTTTAAAGTAAAGCATAGGCAGTGGTTCCGACCCTTTGCCCCTTCAATTTTAAGGGAACACGTCTCAAGTTGGTTTACTAAGGATATTGATAGTCCTTACATGAGCTTTGTTGTGGACTTTCGAGATGAGGTGAAAGAAAAGGTCCCAGCAGTGGTCCATTTAAATGGGAGCGCAAGATTACAGACAGTTACAAAAAGCGACAATGAAAGATATTACGATCTACTATCTAGATGGAACAAGAAGTCAGGTGTTCCTATTTTGTTAAACACAAGCTTTAACGATAGGGAACCAATATGTGAAACGCCCGAACATGCCATTAATTGTTATTTAAAGACAGAAATTGACTATTTGTACTTTTATGATGAAGGGATTTTGGTAAGCAGAAAATGAGATATGATTGTTTAGAAATTGATAAGTTTGTTTCAAAATTAGAAAAAAAGGGAGATGTTTATATTTTTAATCGACCGAAAAGTGAAGAGATATACAACTTAATGTGGAAAAAACAGGCAAAACGGCATGCTGGTAAGAAAGAAAAAACAAGTGATGAATGGGGAAGAAATAGAGTTTTCTTGCTCAACTTATTGTCTGGTCGGCCACTAGACTTTTTAAATAAGGCGATTATTTTAGATGCATGCAGCGGGCTGGGCAGATTCTCAATAGCTGCTTTGGAGAAGAGAGCTAAATTTGTAATTTCTTATGACGGGTCTTACAATGGGCTCCAGAGCACGTCTGATAGAATAAGAGAGAAAAATGCTCCTGAAAATTATAATGAGAAGGGCGGCTTTGGCATGCTTTCGCCCCAAGACAGACCATCAAATACCTACAGTGCCGAGGGATACGAACCTTTAGTTAAATTAAGAGATATAAAAAATTTACAGAGAAAGCATATTAGCATCCAAGGGGACATGGAAAATATTAGATCTTTCTTTGATGAGGCTAATTTAAAAGTTGATGCTGTTATTCATCATATGGCCCTACAACACACAAGAGATCCTGCTAAAACTTTGAGTGATTTACATAATGTTTTGACACCCCAGGGGGTTCTTATGCTCAACTTCTTCAGAGAAGGGACAACACCACAAATAACATATGACTTTAGAAAAAGATTTTTATCACTCCCTCCACAACTAGTGTTTGATACAATTGAAGCTATTGAAGAGCTAGAGGAAAAGGATGCAGATTCTGTCTTGAACATTTTAGGAAATAAGAAATATCTCCCAGTTCTCAACCAAATGTTGAGTTTATCCCAAAAATATTCTTTTGAACAGATTATTAATGCTCTACATTTTGAGGATTTACAAACACCTTATTTGCACAATATAAAATACGACACGGTAAGGTCTTTCCTACAAAAAGATTTAAAAATGAAAATTACTTACGAGATCGATGGTGGGCCTGGCGAGGTGGGCATTATGTGTGCTGTAAAATGAAAAATGCTGTAATAATTGGGGGAGGGATTCATGGCTTTTCGTGTGCTGATGAATTATCAAAAAAAGGTATTTCGGTAACTGTAATAGAAAAATTTGATGGTATATTTAAAGGAGCCTCTGGAGCCACTCACAACAGGGCACACAGTGGATTCCACTATCCCAGGTCGATTGATACAGCAAAGGAATGTATTGCTGGATTAAGATACTTTGAAGAATACTTTCCTGAGTTCCTCTCGTACCCAAAAGAATTTTATTACTTCATAGAAAAAAATAATACAAAAACAACAACCCAGCAGTATATTGATTTTTGTCAAGCTCTTGACCTGGACTATCGGTTAACTTGGCCAAGCGACAAACTTTTAGACAGGACAAATATTGATTCCTCTTTTCTTGTAAACGAGCCCTGCTTTAATCTCAAGAAGATTAAGGACTATTATTTAAATCTCGTGACTCAAGGAAAGATTGGTTTAATTACGTCTTTCGACGTTACAAAAGGGGATTTTTTAAGTGATAATAAAATTTGTATCTCCAATAGTAATGGCAAGTCTTTGATTCTAAACGCCGACATTCTTATTAATGCAACTTACGCATATACCAATAATGTTCAACAAGCTTTTTCGGTCAATGAAGAGTTGAGCGAATACCACCTTCAGACCACTGAAGTGGCTGTAGTTGGGAGTGATAAATATATCCCCCCTCTAACAGTTATGGACGGCCCTTTTATCACCATACTTCCCAATGTTGGTACAAAGGATGAGTACCTAGTTTATGATGTTATCCACTCTGTTGTCTCTAGAGAGAGGGGACTTTTTTATTCTAGGCCAGACGAGATTAATTCTATGTGGCCTGAGATGCTCTCCCATGGTATGGAGTATTTTCCATTCATGAAAGACCTAGTTTATAAAAGATCAAACGTTGCTTCTAGGCCGATTCTTGTAAAAACTGAGGATAGCGACGATAGGCAGACCAAAATTAGAGAGCACAATTGTAGAAGTGGGTTCTATTCAATCTTGGAAGGCAAGTTTATTTCAGCAGCTGTTGTGGCTGAAAAGCTTGTTAGCAGAATTGAAGAGGATGGTCTTTTGTGAGAGATTGTGTTATAGGACACACTGGGTTTATTGGCAGCCATCTTGCTGAAAATAACCAAGGTGCATTGCTTTATAATTCAAAAAATATAGTTGATATTATTGGCAGACAATTTGATACGGTATACTGTGCTGGCAATTATGGAACAAAATGGCTAGCAAACAAAAATCCAAAGGATGATTGGAAAAATATTGAATTGCTAATGTCTTGCATAGAGACAATAAGTGCAAATAGATTTGTATTAATATCCACAATTGATGTTTATGATAATCCAATTGGAGTCACAGAGGCAAATCAAATTGATACAAACACCCAATCAGCGTATGGGCTTCATAGATATAAATTTGAAACCTTCATAAGAAGTAGGTTTGCCAATCACACTGTTCTTCGTTTGCCAATAGTGTACGGCCACAGGTTTAAAAAGAATATTATTTTTGATTTGATAAACAATAATCAGGTGGAAAAAATTGATCCAAGGGCTGAGGTGCAACTTTATTGCGTTGATAATCTACACGACGATATACGAAAGGCTATAAAGAATAATATAGAAGTTATAAATATAGCGGTTGAGCCAATTACTGCCAGAGACTTAGCACAGGGCGTTTTTAATAAAACCTTGGAGGAAAAGGAAGGAGATTTTTTTAAGACAGATATGCAGTCGCAGTACGGAGAACTTTACAATTCAAATGATGCGTACCTTTATTCTAAAGAATGTGCTATGAGGGAAATTAGAGAGTTTGTTTTAAATTAATATGAAGAAGTGCATATCAAATATAGCGTGGAGTCCAGACGACAATGACAACATTGTTCCATTATTAAAAGAATATGATATTAAGAATATAGAGGTTGCCCCAAAGATCCTCTTCGAAAATCCAATAGAGGCAACCAAGGAGCAAGTCTTAACGGCGAAGAAATACTGGAATAACCAGGGTATTAGCATATATGGAATGCAAGCCTTGCTATATGGAAATCCGCACCTTAAAATCTTCGATACCACAGAATGTCGCAAAGAGACATCTAAATACTTAAAAGAAATTATAAAATTAGCGGCCCAACTAGGAGTTAAGAGAATGGTGTTTGGGTCTCCTAAAAACAGATACAGGCACGGGATTTCACTCGATGAAGCGCAAGATATTGCATCTGATTTTTTTTGGGATTTGTCTAAAACATGTAGTGAAAATGATGTAGTATTGTGCTTAGAACCTAATGCGGAGGGATATGGTTGTAATTTTATAAACACCACCTCACAGGCGCTAGAGTTGATTAACCACGTAGGCCACGCCAATTTCAAACTAAACATGGATGCTAGCACTCTAACAATGAACGAAGAAAATCTGACAGAATCTATACTGAAAGCAGGGGAAAAGATCTTTCATTTTCATGTAAGCTCTCCAAACTTAGAACCCGTCACTGGCGGTACGATTGATTTTACCTTAATAAATTCCCTCCTGAAAAGAATTAAATATGATGGTGCTGTTTCGGTTGAAATGCGCCCAACAACTGAGAAAAATATAAAGTCTGCCTTACAGATTTTAAAAAACAACTTTAGATAGGAATAAGCATGGCATATCACGGATACATTGATTTTATTAGCAAGTTTGCAGGATCCTTTAGCAACCCCACTGTATTAGAGATAGGGGTTGATAAGGGGCAAACTCTTTTTCCTGTCACAAATTATCTTACTAAAGTATGCAATAGTTCTGAAAGGAAATTTCTGTACACTGGCGTTGATGTGCTTCTAAGAGAGCACGTTAAAATAGCCAGTCATCATATAAATGCAGAAAACTGGAGGAATGAGGTAAAAAACGGGTTCATCCAACTTTATGAAGAAAATAGCCTAAGTGTGCTACCAAGGATTGCTAGTGATGGCTTTAAATATTCAACAGTTCTAGTTGATGGGGATCACAATTATAAAACTGTTAGCGAAGAGTTAAAATTCGCACAGGCCCTAGTGAACGAAGAAGGGATTATAATATGCGATGACTATGATGGTGAGGGAGGCTCTCAGGATGAGTATTTTTCAGAACAAGATGGAAACTTTTATGACGAATCTGAAATAAATGAAAACATTCAAAATTTAATGACAAGAGAGTCCGTGGATTGTGGACAAAAAGTTGGGGTTAAAGGGGCCGTTGATGAGTTCTTAGAGAACAATCCCGAGTGGGGTACATATAAATTTTACACTGGCGAACCGCCTATTATTCTATACAGAAAAGACACTATGAATATTTTTACACATATAGAGAATGGAAGCAGTCGAATAGGCTGGAAATTTTTAAGATAGGAAAAAAAATGAAAAATTTACCTTTAGTATCATTTGGAATTGTAAACTGCAACCGACTCTTTTACTTAAAAAGTTGCGTAGAGTCACTGCTAGTCTGCACTGAAGACTACCCAAACAAAGAAATAATGATTATTGACAACGCTTCAGTCGAAGAGGGTACAGAAGAATATCTCCTTGAAAAAGAAAAGCAAGGGATTAGGGTATTTCGACAGAAAGAAAGAGATCCTGCAAACGAGTTTGCTGTTGCGTTAAATTTAATTTGTCGCGAGGCTAGGGGTGAATTCGTATGCCCAATACAGGGGGATAGCCAATTTGTGGTAAAAGGAGGTTGGCTTAGGGAATATGTAGAGTTTTATTCTAAAAACATACAAAATGTGGGATGCATGTCGTTTGATGCTCAAAGACGAGTTACAAACTCAAGAACCACGTTCACACCACCAGAAGGGGAAAGTGATTTTAAATTTGCATTTGATCGGAATAGGTATCCAATCTCTGGGGCCGGTGACGTAATGTTTAGTAGGCGAGTTATCAACATGATCTATCCCTGGGAAGAGGAGAACGACGCCTTTGAGGGAGGCCCCGATTCAGAGACCAAAATGCTCCAAAAAACTTTTGAATTAATTAAACAAAATAATTTGAATGTTGGGTGCGCAATGCCGGTTTTGCCAGTTTCTGTGGCGATATACACCGACCCCAGAGGCACAAATGCTCGCATAAGAGGAAACAAGAGGTATGGAAAATACTGGGAATCTAAGGATGACTTTAGATACTATCAAATTTTTAACTACGATGAAATTATTGAAAAAGCACGGAATAGACAAACTCCCCTTGGCATAGAGGACGTTGTTGCTTCCGCTGGTGGTTGGAGCCTGCCAATTGATGAAACTGGGAGTTGGATGAAAAACCCAATTAGACCAGAAACGGCTAAGCCTGGAGAATACGTCGATCTATAGGGGCGGTAATTGGGAAAAGTTATGAAAATTCTTATTAACAGGAAGCCTGTAGAGGGCCCATGGGGAGGTGGCAACCTTTTTGTTAAGGCCTTTCATGAACATGGGAGGCATTTTGGCCATAAGATTGTAAACGAGTTCTCAGACGATATAGACTTGATATTTATGCAGGACCCCAGATATAGTGAGCTGGGAATATCAATAAATGAAATTATAAAATATAAAAACTGGAAGCCTACGACGAAGGTCGTCCATAGAGTTAATGAGTGTGATGCTAGAAAAAACACAAATGACATAGATCACCTTCTACGTGAATGCAGCAAATTTACGGATAAAACAATATTCGTGTCAAACTGGATGAAGGAATACCACACAACAAGAGGATGGCTCTGTAGTGACACTGACGTTGTTATCAATGGTGTTGATCACAACATCTTTAAACCTGGAGAGAAGATAGAAAATAAAAAAATAAACATCGTTGCCCACCATTGGTCAAACAATTTTATGAAAGGGTTTGATGTCTATCAGAAGATAGATGAGTTTGTAGGAGACAACCAAGACTTTACATTTACATATATTGGAAGACAGAACGGGACCTTCAAAAACACTAAAATTGTAGAACCCCTATTCGGCGCAGAGCTGGGCAATGAACTTGGAAGATATGATTTATATATTAGTGCGTCTAGGCATGATCCTGGCCCCAACCATATTCTTGAGAGTTTGGCATGCAAAATTCCAACGTATGTTCATAAAGATGGTGGTGGCTGCGTAGAATTTGCTGGGGAAGATATGTGTTTTTCTGATTTTGATGATTTGCTAAAGATAATACAATCAAAGAAATATAATAATAATTCTTTTGTAACTCACTCTTGGGAAAAATGCATGATTGAGTGTTTTGAAGTTATTGAAAGTTTAGTATAGGAACTGTAATGCCATTTATAATCCAAAAGGGGTATGTTAGAACGGGAACAAATTATTCCCGTGTTGTTTTGGAAAATAACTTTAATTGTCTTGTCATAACTGCCGAAAAGCATGATGACAAAGAGGACATATGTGACAATACTCCTATGCTTCTTGAGCAAGTTAAAAGACATAAAGGGTGGCCACACAATCTAACACCAGAGACACTGAGCGTGGCCAATGAAAACAATATGCTTAAATATATTGTTTGTATAAGAAACCCATTCTCTTGGTTTTACGGAGCATGGAGGCAGGCCCCCTCTAGACATTGCCCAGACCCGAATAATCCGTGGCAAGTTATAGAAAACTACAATAATCGGTATAGGGCCTGGTCCAATATAATAAAGGAAAACGAGCAAAACGCTCTTTTCATTAGACACGAGGACATGCTTGATAATTTTGAATTAACGATGGAACATATTCATAAAAAATTTAACCTGCAAAAGAAGTATGATAAATATGTTAATGAAAAAAGGGATGTGTTAGGCCAACATAAAGGTAAAAAGAGAATTTCAAAGAATGCATATACTAGGGAACGCAATTTTTACAAAATGCCTTTAGACAAGGATGGTTCTCCCGAATATAGTGAGGAACTTTTTTGCAAAACAAGAGAAATGGTGGACTGGGACGTAATGGACTTTTACGGATATTCGTTTTATAATAAAACTTATGGAGAACTTCACAAGAAATGAAAAGTATTAATTTTGCCCTAAATCAACTAACTTCACTAAGGTATTTTGTACCTATTATAATCGAGGCTTATAATAGGGGTATAGAAAGCCATATTTTTGTTGAAGCATCAAACAAATATAACTGCCCATCTAAACCAAAAAATTGGAATGAAATATTGGATGTAGCAAGAAAGTATAATGTTCAAACACACAATATTACTGAGGCTGTCGACTATGACGGTATATTCTTTTTTGTAGAGAACCAGGGCATGAGTAGTATCGAGAAGGGTAAAAATAAGAAATTTGTAGTGCTAACTTTCGCTATCAATTTTACTACGGGCCAGAAAAGGTATGAGTATATAGAAAAGGCAGATCATATCTTAATGCCAAGCAAGTTCTTCGCTGATTATTATGGAACAAATTATAAAAAAAACTTGTTCTTAGGGAGCCCAAAATTTGATGTTGTCCTTGAGTTTGACAAAATCATTGATAAATATAATTTAAGCAGACATTCAAAGAAAGCTTTAGTTGTCTTTCCGAAGCGCAGGGATGTAAAAAAAATAAACATGGAGAGAATTTACACCGCATTAAAAGAGCAAGGGTACGATATTTTAGTAAAAACCAGAGGCAAAGACCCTATAGCCAACTACAACACAATTGAAGTTGGAATCGCCGGAAAAACCCAGCCGATAAAGCTTAGTCTGCGAGGAGACCACTATTTTGAAGATGAAAGCTGGCATCCACATACAACAATGGAGCTTATACATGTAAGTGATTTAATTATTAATTTTGGTTCGTGCGCAATTGAGGAAATTGTAATGGCAAATAAGCCTGTAATTGATTTCCATGTTAAAAGCCCATCCGACGCCCTGGGGAACACTGAAGACTTAATAGGGTACGCTCCGCTATATGATTATGATTACGCAGTGCGTCTTAAGAAGGGTTCAACTAAAAATGAAACCATGGACGCAATAAAGTATCTTACTACAAATGATTTTACTTCTGAATTTAAGAAGGCCCAGGAAGAGTGCCTAACGAGCACTGACTTTAATTCATCAAAAGCAATACTTGATTTTTTTGAGAACGATGTATGAACATAGGCGAAGAAATATACGACCTGTGCGACAGGTTGTTTCCAATTTGTCGAAGCATCACTGGAAATGGCAATAGAAAAACCCTACAGATAATTCAGGATGCTATCTCTTGCGAGATCAATGTTCACGAGGTGCCAACAGGATACCAAGCCTATGACTGGGAAATCCCCCAAGAGTGGAGCATAAACGATGCATATATCTTGGATCCAAACGGAAACAAGATTGTGGATTTTAAAGACAGTAATTTACATGTTGTGAATTATTCAGTGCCAGTCAATCAAAAAATTAACCTTAAGGAACTACAAGAGCATTTATATTCTGCCCCAGATTACCCCGATGCGATACCTTATGTAACTTCTTATTATAACAGACGATGGGGATTCTGCCTGGAGCACGAGAAAAGAGAAAAGTTACAAGAAGGCGAATATACTGTTTTTATTGATAGCGAGCTAAAAGATGGGTCTCTTACATACGGGGAGGTTATAATCCCCGGTGAGACGAATGAAGAGGTTTTCCTAACAACCTATATCTGCCACCCTTCGATGGCCAACAACGAGTGTTCTGGCCCCGCTGTAGTGACATATCTGATCAAGTGGCTACTGGAGCAAGATAGAAGATACACATACAGAGTAGTTTTTGCTCCAGAGACCATAGGAGCGATAACCTATATAAGTAAGAATTACGACACTTTGAAAAAAAATGTAATCGCTGGGTTCAACGTAACTTGTATTGGTGATAACAACAATTATTCGTTTATGCCATCTAGATTAGGAGGCACTCTAACTGATAAAGTGGCAAAACATGTGTTTGATAATTTTACAGATGGCTACGATGAATATTCATTTCTGCAAAAAGGATCAGACGAAAGGCAATATTGCCACCCCAATGTAGACCTACCATTAGTCACTATCATGCGATCCAAGTATGGCACCTACCCGGAGTACCACACCTCCAAAGATGATATGGATTTTATAAGCCCCGAGGGTTTATTTGGTGGATACAATATTGTTAAAAGTTGTATTGAGGCGCTAGAGTCTAATTATGTCTACAAATCTGCCGTAATCTGTGAACCAAAGTTGAGCAAAAGAAATATGGTTCCAAAGGACTGGCATAAGAGAAGGACTGGTGGAGACCAGAAGTCTAGATACGATTTGATAAATATGATGAATGCTTTGTTTTATTGTGACGGGGGTCATGATGTTGTTGACATAGCAAATGTTTTAAATATTGACTTTAAACAATGCATGGAATATATTGATATTCTGCGTGATAATAATATTATTAAAAAATGAAAATTGTAGCGATAATACCCGCCAGGGGAAATAGCAAGAGACTTGCAAGAAAAAACATATATCCTATCTGGGGTCATCCTATGATAAGCTGGGCCATCAAGGCGTGCCAACAATCCAAGTATGATATACAGCCATGGGTTAGCACTGAGGATGAAGAAATTAAATCCATAGCTTTAGATTACGGAGCCAAGATCCACAATAGAGACCCCTTATTGTCCGGAGATCATGTATACAAGCAAGCTGTCATACGTTCTGCTGCCAAACATATATTTAAAGAAACCCAGCCAGATATTGTAATATCTCTACAAGCAAACTCGCCTCAGATCAAATCTAAACATTTAGACAGTGCCATAGAAACTTTTTTAGAGCACAACAGAGACGAAGTTTTTAGTGTAGATACAAATCTAATGCAAAACGCAGCTTTTAGAATTTTTAGGGGTAAGTATGTGTTTCAAGAAGATTTAAGCACTAACTGTGGAGTTGTAGTCTGTGATTTGCATGACGTTCACACGCTAGAGGACGTAGAGTTTTTAGAAAATGAAGACTGAAAAGAAGTGGCAAGAGGCTTATCTATACCCCCCAGATAGATTAGCTGTGCATGTTACAAATATATGCAACGCTAACTGTACCTTTTGCGCCTACCAATATCTCACGGATAAAAAGGCACTTTTGAAGGAAGAACATTTCATTAAGACAATAGACCAATACCAAGATATGGGTGGTTCTTTTGTTGATTTTACTCCTTTGGTTGGTGATCTGTTAGTAGACCCAAAGATATTTGATAAGCTAAACTATGTTACCAACAAGGAGTATTTTAAGACAGTTAGGTTTTATACTAATGGTATTCTTTTGGGAAAAAAAGACTACCCAAAAAGGCTTTTAGAGGCCCGCCCCACGAATGTAACTTTTAGTGTTCCAGGCTTCGAAGAAGGCTTATACCAAAGGGTTTATAGAACAAAAACATATAAAAGAATGTTAAAAGGTGTCCACGAATTTGTTAGAATAAACAAGGAATCTGGTTCACCAATAAAGGTTAATTTTTCTGTAAAGCCCGACTCCCCAGCAGAGGAGTCAGTTTACACTGAGGATTACAAAAAGTTTATAGAACCATACATTGATGAGGATTCTATTATCTTCGTGACAGATTTAGATAATTGGGGCGGGTCAATCAAGCAGGAAGATTTAACTGGCAACATGAAGTTGGCCTCCGCCATTCCAATAGGGAAGAAGAATAAACCTTGTTACTATACGTTTTTTCTAGCACTAATGGTGGATGGGCATATTAGATTGTGCGGGTGTAGGTACAACAATGGAACCGAATATGATGAGCTAGTGGTTGGGCATGTCGATGACAACTCTTTGTTAGAAATCTGGCAAAGCGATAAAGCACAGGAAACGAGAGCGAATTTCTTAAAAGGCAAGCTAGCCTCAGTGTGCCAGACTTGTTCACATTATGCACCCTACTCTGGAAAAGAGCGGGCAGAAAAAACAATAATAAATTACATGAGTAGGAGTTAGAATATGTCTAGAGTGTATATCATAAGTGAATTGTGTGGGCAGTGGGGCGGATCTGTAGAGCGCGCCGAACAAATGATACTGCAATCTAAGCTTGCAGGAGCAGATGCAGTCAAGGTTCAACTGTATGATACATACAGGATGCCTGGAGAGAATAGAGAAATTTGGGAATATCTTTCCATGACAAGGGAACAATTTCTAAGACTAAAAGAGTTTTCTGATAATCTAAATATCGATTTTTTTGCTTCTGCTTTTCATCCTGACAGGTTTTCTTGGATACTTGAGGCTGGTATAAAGGTCAACAAGATTGCTAGCATGCTTGTGGGCCATGATTTTGAACTATGTCAAGAAATGATCAACTCAGGTATGACTACCTATTGCTCTCTTGGTGCATGGTCAGATGACGAATATCCCTTTGAGGATGATAATGTTAAATATTTTCACTGTGTTTCAAAGTATCCACACTCTCTTAACGAGGCATTAGATCTAATGCCAGCATCATTTGATGACAGATTAGTTGGGTATAGTGATCACACTGATGGAATTGATGCATGCAAGGAGGCTATTGTTCGCGGGGCCACTATTATTGAAAAGCACTTTACCATTGACAAGGGCCTACAAAGTAAAACAGAAGGTGCCCACTCTTGTTCCATGACTATGGAAGAATTATCTGAGTTAAGATTGTTTTGCGAGCGGAGACTAAAATAATAATGGTTAAGTGCTCTTTGGTAATCACGGTTAAAGATAGGTTAAATCATTTCCTTCAAACATTTCCATCCGCCATCAGTCAATACGGTATTGATTATGAGCTTATATATGTAAATTTTCATTCCAACGATAACTTTGAAGAGTGTCTTAAGGAAGAAGCAGAGTTTAGAAAGCCAATGTTTTCTCCACATTTAAAAAAAATAAAGCAGGTAAAATTATTAGAGGATTTAAGCTTTAGTCCGAGAAAATCAAAAAACATGAGTGTTCCATATACGGATGCCAACTCACAATTCCTGGCGTTTTCCGATGTAGACGTTTTTATTTCCAGTAATTATTTGTATTACTGGGTTGATAAGGTGATCCCAAACCAAACTTTTTCTGCAACTCGCATACAAGAAACAAAAGCTTCTGCACCTTCTAGGTTAAAACCTGAGATTAATTATGGTAACTTTGTAGTGTCAAAGGTTGATTATGTTGAGGTTCGTGGATTAGATGAAACAGTCAAGCACTATGGCGGCGATGACGATGACGTTTACCACAGGCTAAAAATAAGAGGTCTTAGGGAGATCAACCCTCATACAGCGGTTGAGGCTAGAAACTATTCCATAATACATGGAGATGATTTGAGATTAAGTGGCCTTGAGGTATCCAAACGAGCTAATTCGGCCCAAGCATTTGAAAAAATTTATTCTAATGTTAATTATGAATCTCCGCAAAGCGATTTTTTAGATGCTTATTTTCTTAAGGATAAAGTAAAAAATGAAACAATATTTGAAAAGGAGTAAATTTTATGTCTAAGGTTTTGGTTACGGGTGGCTGCGGCTTTGTTGGAAGCAACCTTGTCGATATGCTTGTTGAAGATAATGAAGTATATGTTGTTGACAATTTAGATACCGGTAAAAAAGAAAACTGCAACCCAAATGCAAAATATATTTTTGAAGACATACTGGATGTATTTTCTGGAGAAACGCCAGAGTATTTAAAAGATGTTGAAGTTGTCTTTCACTTGGCAGCTTTGGCTAGAATCCAACCCAGTTTTAACAGACCGGCGAAAACAATTAATGTAAATGCTCGTGGTACATCTCTGGTATGCGAGTTTGCAAGAAATGTCGGCGCAAAGCTTGTTTATGCTGGCTCAAGTTCTTTCTATGCTGGAGTTTATCTAAATCCATACGCTTTTACAAAATGGCAAGGAGAAGAGATTTGCAAAATGTACTCAGAAGTCTATGGAACAAAGACAGCAATTGCAAGATTCTTTAACGTATATGGAGAGAGGCAACCTTATGAAGGCCCTTACGGAACCGTTGTGGGCATTTTTGAAAGACAATTTAGAACTGGACAGGACCTAACCATTACAGGAAACGGCGAACAGAGGAGAGACTTTACCTACGTCAAGGATATTTGCTCTGGCCTCATTGCCATGAGCAAGGGAGAATTTTTAGGAGAAGTGTTTAACTTAGGGCGAGGAGAAAACTTCTCAATCAACGAGCTAGCTGGGTTCTTTACTGGCGCTGAAACTACCTATATCCCTGCACGACCTGGCGAGGCATGGGAGACATTAGCAGATATATCAAAGAGCACAGAAACACTAAGCTGGATACCAAATTATGATCTACAAAGTTACGTTTCTGGTTGGATTGAGAGAAATAAATAGCAATGTCAAACCCAGAAGTTTCTATTATTATAACAAACTATAATTATGGAAAATATCTCCCAAGGAGTATAAGAAGCTGCTTATCTCAAAACATGGCCAGTGTTGAGGTTATAGTTGTGGATGATGTGAGCACTGATAATTCAATTGAAGTTTTAAAGCCTTTTGAAAATTACATAACGGTCATTAAAAATAAACACAATATGGGAGTAGCAGCAGCAGCGAATGAAGGCCTAAAACTTTCCAGGGGCCAGTTTGTGATACGTGTTGATGCAGATGATTTTGTGAGTGCTGACATGGCCTATTTTATGAAAACGTATTTGGAAACCAACCACGACGCTTTTTGTGTTTCTTGTGATTATATTTTAGTAGATGATTATGAAAATATAATTGAAAGAAAGTATGCTGAAAAAGACAATATCTCTTGTGGTATTATGTATAGAAGAGATCTTCTATTAGAATTTGGTGGTTATAATCCAAACATGAGGCATCGAGAAGAAGAGGAATTAAGAAAGAGATTGGGAGAGTATTATAAAATACATCATTTAAGAATCCCTTTCTACAGATATAGAATGCACAACACTAACAAAACTAAAGAACCGGAGTATGAGACATGGAAAATATAAAGCATAATGTTGGAATCATAGGAAATGGCTTTGTTGGGTCAGCTGTGGCCCACGGTTTTGGATTGCATGCAAATGTAAAAATTTATGATTCAAATCCTAATAGAGCCACCCACACAATGTCTGAGGTGGTGAACGCATCTGAATTTATCTTTGTATCTGTTCCTACGCCCATGAAGAGTGTTTTGGGAGGCTCAATAGATACAACAATCCTCTATTCAGTATTCGAAAAAATATCTGAATTGAATAAAAGGGACGATAATATTTTTATAGTTAAATCAACTGTCGTCCCTGGGACCATGGAATCTCTAATACAAACATATCCAGGACTAAACATAGTCCATAGCCCAGAATTTTTGACTGAGCGCAGTGCAAGGTTGGACTTTATAAACGCATCTAGAATTATTCTAGGTGGAGAAACAGGCCTAATAAATAAAGTTGAGCCATTTTTAAGGAACAGATTTCCACATGTTAAGATAATTAAAACAGATGTCACAACAGCCCAATTCATCAAGTATATGGCAAATTGTTTCTTTTCAACTAAAGTTTCATTCATGAACGAAATGAAACAAGCTGCACAAGTCCTTGATGTAAATTGGCATGAAGCCCTTAATGGTTTTGTGTCTGATGGCAGAATTGGTAATTCTCACCTAGATGTGCCTGGGCATGATGGTCATATGGGATTTGGTGGAAAATGTTTCCCCAAAGACTTAAATGCATTCATAGGATTATTTAATAAAATAGGCGTTGAGCCAAAAGTCATGACTGCAACTTGGGAAAAAAATCTAGAGGTCAGAAATGAATATGACTGGAAAAACATAGAGGGAGCGGTCTCTAAAGAGGGACAATAGAAAGGAACAATAAAATGCCAAGATCAACAAAAAAGGATACTACAATGGATAATAACATAACAACCATGAAGCAGAGGATTAGCACTCTAACTGATAGAATCGTGACTCTTGAGAAAAAGCTATCTACTACTCAAGATAGAATCCAAAAAGACATGACAAGATTAGTAGAAATGGTTAAGGAGAATGCAAAATGAAAACTTTTAACTTATCTGATCAAGCACTAGGGGCTGTCATGATGGCCTTACAGAAATCATTAATGGAGCAATCGGATATTGTTCCAGCTTTAAAGGATATGGACTTTGTTCCAACAGAACAAGGGCTCGTCGTAAGTAACCCTCCTGTTGTAAAGTTTGACTCAGAAGGAATGGTTCTTTTTGATGACGTTGATGAGGAGCAGGACTCTATTGTTGACGAGATCATCAGCGAGTAAATGCCTACATATACTTATGAGTGCGCAGACTGTGGTGAAATATTTGATGAATTTCATTCAATGTCAGAAACACTGAGCAACTGCATAAAATGCAATTCGCTAAAGATAAAAAAAATTATCCCTAAACAGTCTCCTATGACAATAAAAACAAATTCATCAAAAACCAAGGTTGGCTCAATTGTAAATGAGTATATAAAGAACGCGACTGAAGATTTAAAGGCTCAAAAGAGGGGCCTTAAAACAAAGAATTATAAGGCAAAGTGATTACATTATCTATAGTTTTGTTTATTTCTGTGTGCATCAACATTTTATTGGTGTGGTACTGCCGTAGACTAACAAAACAATTTATATTTTTTACACAAAATGTTGTTGAACTAGAAAATAAACTAAATAGTTTTGACAGTCATCTTGGTAGTGTACACGAATTAGAAATGTTTTATGGAGACGATACCTTGGGTGGTTTGATTGAACACTCAAGAAGTGTTGTTGAATCTATAAAACAATTCAATGATGAGTTCATGTTGGATGATGAGGAGATAGAAGAAGAATCGGGTTTCGAGGAATAGAAAAACATGGCCGCACGTAAAGGAAGAAAGCCCAAAAAGAGCAAGCAATACTATTTTACCAAAGAGCATGAGAATGCGATAATTGAGTATGCTAAAACTAGAGATGTTCGAATAAGAACGGAGCTATACGTAAACTACATAGAGCCTGCTTTTAGTGAGATGGTTGACAAAGTTGTATTCACTTATAAATTTACGTCTTTGCCAAACATTGAGTCTCTAAGAGAAGAATGCAAAGTATGGCTAACAACAATATTGGATAAGTATGACCCAGCAAAGGGGTCAAAAGCTTTTTCCTATTTTTCTGTAATAACAAAAAACTGGTTTATACACAAGGTAAAGAAGACTACGGCTAGGTCAAGAAGAGAAACAGATCTTGAAGATATAACAGGAGAGGTGGAACAAAGATACCTATCCTCGTACAACCCCTATCATCACGATAGGGAGGAAAAAGAATTTTGGAATTTTTTGTGGCAAGAGATAGACACCTGGGATACAGGAACGTTAAAGGAAAATGAGAAGAAGGTTCTAGAAGCAGTAAAGATTATTTTATCCAGTCCAGATGAGATTGAAATTTTTAATAAAAAAGCTATTTATTTATATCTTAGGGAAATTACTGGACTTAATACAAAGCAGGTTGTAAACAACCTAAACAAAATGCGTATTAGATACCGTGTTTTCAAAGGTAAGTGGAATCGCGGAGATATTTAATGAAAGACTTAAATGCTTATCTTGCAGAAGCTATAGACAATATTAGAAAAGATAGAGAAGTGACCAAGGAACTTCTAGACGATGTTATGCAATATATGTCGAAGGATGAGGAAAGCCATAAGGAAGTTGGCCAGACTGCGGCAAAATATGTTGAAACTCTCCAAAGATCAAACGAACAATTAGTAAAAGTTAGCACGATTATACATAAACGTGAAAGTGCTGTTGGGCACCTTGGGCTATCTGATAAGGATAAAGACGATCTTTTTGACCTTATTAAGGACTCACAGTAATGTCAGACGATCCAAAAATACTCAGTATGGATTCTGAGCTGGATCCAAAAAGAAGAAATCCATACCTAACAGCCACAGACAATGTAGCAGACTCATCAAAAGACTTAGATGGTAAAATAACCAAAGAAGCAGCCTTAGAAGCTTTTAAGAAAAATTACTTTAAAGATACAAAATCATTCAAGGCAATTGTTCTTAGGGTAAATGGTGATAGTTCTGTTAGGTCTCTTAGGACTAGCACCAACGCCACAGGAGAAAACATAGAAGATTATATCGAGATACATGCTAGAATACCAACTGTTCATGTTATGATCCCAAAACCAAAAATGGTTCCACCTAAACCAGAGGATGCAGACAAGGATAAAGGCATAATAGAGATGCATCCAACTTTCTTAGCTAAAAGAGAAGGGGACTTGTCAAATATAGAGGTTGGAGATGTGGTGCTAGTAGAATTTAACAAAGGCCCAGGAGATGGGGTGCAATCCGAGGGAAGAGTAGTAAAAATATACCAAAAAGCAAAAGTCATCAGCGGAGAAAACGGAGACGCCGATGCAGGGCAGTACCAAAGGGTTTTTGTATCAGACACAGAAAATCTTACAATGTCAGATGTTTTATCTGCCCAGCCTCCAGAAAGATATGGACAACCATCTAGTGAACCAGCGACTAGATTTAATTGGGAAAAGCTTGGAATAGTTGTCGATTCTGGTGCCTTGGACCAGATGTTTGAATATATAGGACAAAAAGAGGGAGGCACAGACGGATATAATGCCGTTAATCGGGGGTTTGGCGGAGACTCCCCTGGTGGCGCTAAAAGATATATAACAAGAAGTCCCAAAGACCTAACACAAATGACAATACTTGAGGCCAGATCGTACCAGAGGGGGACTGGGAACCTTCCCGCTGGACAAAATGCTAATCTAGTAGATATGAGGCAAGTTGTTTCTAATGGTGCTCCTCGTGGAGGCCCAGGGTTTTTGGCCATTGGTAGGTTTCAATTCATCCCGGCAACATTGCAAGAAATAATAGACAAGTCTAGAGCCCCCGGCGGGCCTCTATTCAATGAAAACACTCAAAAGAGGTTTTGTGCTTATTTGCTGTTATCTAATAAGAAAAATCTAGGAAACTATTTAATTAGCAAATATGACGGAGCAGAACATGCTGGCCAAGACTTAGCTCTAATTTGGGCATCTATACCGCTACAATACACTTATGAGGCAACTGGTTGCGGAAGAGGCCAAAGTGCATACTGCGGAGATGAAGCAGGGAACAGGGCCAGCGAAAGCACTAGCGTAAACGAGGTTATTTCGATTTTGAGAGACACTAGGGAAAAAATGAAAAGAGTCCTTTCCGATCTTGGCGTTGAAGAAGGTCCTGGGGAATAATTTATGAGTCGCAAAGCTAGAGATTTTCAAGGCCTATCAGATAAGGAAAAGAAAAACAGAAAAGAGCTGTCAGAGGATGTTCGCACATCTGGTGTGGGAAACGGCCCATTAAAAGAGGCTGTTCCTGGCTATAAGACTGGTATTTTTGGAGGTTCTGAGACGATTATTTCTGGTAGGAATAATGCTTGGATTGTTTTGGGCAGAGATCGAAATGCTGATTCTATGTCTGGATATGGCGGAAAAGCAAATACCCAGGCGGGAGCAATTGATATAGTTGTTGGACGCATGGGAAACCTTAAGGACGGTCCAAAAAGCGATATCAGAGTAGACCCTAGTTTTTTTACCGACTCAGCCAGAATATACATAAGTCAAAAATCAGATATAGACGATTACTTTAAATTGGTTGGAAACACCCAACTAGAGGGAGTTTCTGGAATTGGTATTAAGGCAGACGGTGTTAGAATCATTGGCCGTAGAGGTGTAAAAATAGTCTCCGGAACTGGCAAAAATAAGTCTGGGGGACCAGAGCTAGACTCCCAGGGGAAAACTATTGATAGCAAAGAGGGTATTGAACTAATAGGCGCAAACGATGTTGAGGCCAACCCCCTAGAACCTTTGGTAAAAGCATACGCCTTATCAGAAACGCTTCAAACTCTAGTTGACGAAATTATGGATCTAAGGGGGATTGTTGATTCTCTTTCCGCGCAGCAAACAAAGATTAATAAGATAATAAGCACACATACTCATGAAGTGGCTGGGCCTGTTGCGGCCCCGTCTGCAGTCCTTGGTACACTTATCGGGGTTCAAGAGGCAATAAAAATGGATCAAGTTAGCACAAAATTATACAAACTTGGTATCAAACTAGGCAATAATTTTGTGACCAATCGTCTTTCTCCTGCGGGAAAAAAGTGGTTTGGCAGTAGATTTAACAAGACGAATTAGGATTCAGGAGAAGCACCGTGGCAATTCCAGTAGGGACAGTTGGTTCAGAAAATAGAAGAAGATTTCGAAGGTCTGTACTGGAACCCCTGTTCGCTAGTACGTATATTAGAAGGACATATAGAAGAGCCGGTGCGACCGAAACAGACTTATCTAGAGGGTATGAAAATGGAGAGGTTCTTGTATTTGGCGATGGTGGGATAAATTTTAGAAGCCTAGAAGAAGTGTCTTCAGAGTCTTTTGACATAAGTGCGGATTGGGTTAATACATTCTGGGATGGATGGGACGTGTCGGAGGCGACACTTTGGTTGTCCTCTGAAATCGAGCCTCGTTTAAGGCAGGCACTACTGTATTTGAATAATGTATATGGGCCTTTAGATAAATACGATTCAGAGCTTGGCACTGACCGGGGTGCCGAGACTTGGAGACTTCTTAGCCTGGTGGAGGCGGGCGTGCTGACTAATCTGTTTGATATAGGAGCCACCCCATCAGAAAAAAGGGAAAATGCTAAAAAAGCAGCACAAACATTGCTGATGTTTGATGATGGCTATGGGTGCCTATCTAGAGAGCAGCGACAGATAGAAACATTTGCCTACCCCATGCGAATGCCAGTAAAGTTTACTGATGCTTATTTTGGTGCAAGGTTTATAGCACTTGGATATTCTGACATATCTCCTGTTACAGGGGAAGCGTTTGTTTCAATTGCAAACCTACCAGATATAGAAGATGGACAAGGTCTTTTAGGGCCTGATCCAAGGCAGTTTGAACTTTGGACAGAAAATGCGTTTCCACGGGAGGAAGAGGGCTACTTCGGCTTGCCCTACGAGGGCGTCGAAATTAGGCCAGGCACTAGAAACATACAATGCCCCATGCGTCCACGACCTGACGCTGTTTTTGGCCCAGGAAGAGTGGCCCCTGCTGCAGAAGCTCCTGGGCCGTGCCCAGATATAGACAATGATCCGCCTGCAAGAGAAGATATTTGTACATTAAATGTTAACGCTCAAATACCAGAGTGGACGGACCAAATGGAGCCGTTCTTAAATTCTAGAATTTGTGAATATTATATACCAATACAAACAACTTATGAGTGTGTGGGGGCAGATGAATTGCCTGAAAGAGTCCGTGAATACGCTGGCGATGCCATCCAAAAAATGCTGGATTTCTTAAATAAGCAAGCATCTGCCATGCAAAGACAAATTTTAAGAGAATTTGTTGAAAATGAAAATTACTATGAATTTGACAAAGCTCCAAATGTTGATGTGAAATTGTTGTATAAGTGGCCGTTTGGACTTGTTAAGGCTTTGAGACTTCAAAACAGAACTGCTCCAGCAGGGACCTCTTCCCAAGTCGGGTCTAGCGTTGAAGTATCGACCTCAAATATTTTAGCAAACCTAGACACCTTAAAATTAATTCTACAGAATCTATCCCCTCAGCAGGTTAATATGTGGTCTCTGGATAGAGAAAAAATACTACTTGATGGAACGGCACGAGAGGCTAACATTCTTCAAGAATCACAAAGTATCATCTCGTTTAGGGTGGATATGCTAAAATTTTTAGATTCAAACAACTACATCCTACCTCTAGTCGGAGACAAACAGTCACCAGGGTCACAGTTTGAGATTCCGTCAGAGGGCGTCATAGCTGATAGTTTACAGTTTTATTATGATTCTGATTACAATTTATCTGCAATTCTTGCCCGCGAGGATGGTGGGGATTATCAACCGCTAAACTTGGGAAATTTGCCATCTAATAGCTTTTTTAGAAATCCCACAATGCTGTCTTATCTGTTTAATTTGGATAGCATAATCACTCAATATAACAATAGCCAGGAATTAAATGTAACCACTTTCCTACAACAATATCATTATCCATCAATTAGGGTTGCAAACCAAGCAAGCATTGGTGACGCCACTTTATTGCCCGCTAACTGCTCTGGTGGTGCTCTTGAGGATGTTGCAAACTCTGTTGTGGACGGCCTTGTTGACGCTGCTAAGGAATTTGCTGGTAGGTTTGCTGATAATTTATGTATGACTGAAGAGCAAGCTGCTCGTAGAGACGCGGAAATAGAATCCTCAGTTGAAGATTTAAGAGGCATTTTGAGCGAGCAAAATATGAAAAACATCGCTCTGCAAGACCCATTGATATCAAACATAAGTTCTACTATAAACTCTATTGATCAAAGCAGAGACACTATCTCCGCAGCCTGGTCAAATTTGTTTGACAAACTAACCGCATGTGGTTTGTTTACGTTAGCATCAAAAACAATGGAAACCATTGCGAAAAATGATGTTTGTGGCATTTCACCAGAAATGGTGCTGATGATAGCGATAAAAGCATCATTAAAAAAGACAGACGCTCGCGCCTTAAGAGATGTTTTTAATGGATTGCCTGGGAATTTTCAAACTCAAATACAGGAACAATATGCCCAGAGATTTAGAGAATTTGCTAATCAAGTTGGGTATAACGGCCCATCTGGCTTCCCTTGGGACTTGGAGGAGCAAAATAGGCAACTTGAGAGAGATAGGAAACAAGGACGTGTTCTTTATGATGGATCGCTTTTTACAGCACCATCCTTGGCACAAACAGAAAGTCGGTATCAAAACTCTTATAGAGCCGGATATCAAGCAAATATAGATTTTGATGTTTCGTCTTTCACCTACCTTTCCCAGGGAGGTTATGACGAAGGGTCCTTTTGGGCTGGATACGTGCAAGCCAGAGTGGATACCGATGCTGATACAGTACAAATTCCAAGCGAGATAGTAGCGCCACCAAGATTCGATGTCTTGACTGACGCCCAGAGACTGCAGGCTAATTCTCCAAGCGTTAATAGTAGTGCCTTTGGACAGTTAGCGGGCGGCCTAGTTGCAGACACCATAATGTTTGGTTTTGATACATTTGTTGAGGTCATGACTGATACACTTGGTATTGATCAACTTTTACAACAAATTCAAGATATTCCCGTTTTGGCTGCCATTATTAAAATGGCTTCCGACGTCACCAAATGCGCTGTGGACGTGAAATTTACATCTGGCCAAGAAGGAAGTCAGCCAATCAATCTTAGCTCCATACAATCAAATTTGCAAAATGGACTAAAGGGTGATATATGCGAGATCATAGGTGGAATAAAGGCACTAACACTTCCTGATATTGAAGCAACATTAAATAAAGCACTAAACTCAGAGACAATAAAATCTGCCTTTGTAAACGCCCTAATAAAGACATTAAAGAATTTACTAATAAAAATATTAATTAATACGCTGGTACAGTTGATTAGAAAAGCCACACAAGTTCTACAAGGAGCGCTTTGTGAAGCTACAAGAGGTAATTTGTCTGCAGCCATAGAAGGGTCCATAGCGGGAAATGCTGCCACCCAGGTGTACGTTCCACCAGGTAATATCGCTAACTTGTTTGCTGATGCATTTTGTGGGCCTCCCAACGGAACATCCGGACTAGATGATCAAGTTTCTAGACTTATGGCTTCTATGGCTGGAACATCGCCCGGTTCATTGGCGCCAGGAGGAGGTCCCTGTTCATTAGTTGACAGCCTTGCTCGCAGGCTGCGAATGGACCAACTGCTTGATCTAATGCAGGGAACGCCAAGTGAAAATGTTATACAGATTGTTCTTAGTGTATCAAGAAATGAATGCCCAGAGTTCTCTGATTTCTTATTTGATGAAGCATCTGTTCTCAGCTTCTTCCAAAGCCTGTCAACTGCATTTCCGCAAAAGTTTTTAGATGATACAAGAAATAGTCTAGAGGCTTTTGGGGGGGATCGTGAAAACATAATTACCACTTGCAATATTGAGCCAAACCTAACTGGACTTGAGCAGGCGCTAAGAAACGAGTGCGGGGATAGAATATCAGATGAACAAATACAAAGACAAGTGCAAGCATTTCAGAAAAGGATAGAAGAAACTGTTTCAGATCTAGCATCAGCAATGACTGGCGGATTTAGTGAGTCCATGACAGACACTATCCAAACTGCGATGTCAAATATTGTTCCAAAAGATGATCCAACAAACGTTGTCCTGGTTAAGGAAATAGTGGATAGCATGTTTGATCCGTTCTACACTTCTTACGCTAATGGGCTAATGGCCCCAGTTGCACCAAATGGCAACGGTGGTTATATGAATCTTGTTTTGTCAAATAGAAATTCTACTCCAATTGTAGGACAACACACACAGTTTGGAGCATCAGTGGCTATTTTAGCTGGCCCTCTTGTAACTTTATTACCTGGAATAGGGGCTGTTGCCGCAGAGCAGTTAGTAGAAGATCTAAGAATATCATACTTTGGAGACAGGCCAGTAGGATCATCTCCACAATTAAAGCCAGACACAGTTGCGCAATATTTAAAAGACCTTCTTAGCACTGGCGAATTTGTCTCCGATGAATCTGACGGTGGAATATTTGATGAAACTGTCTCACTTTCATATGAGGGCACTCTAGGTATACCGTTATTCAACATCACATATAATTTTTCTACAAACCAAGGTGTATTACAAAGGCTTGGAATATTTGGAGAACCGATAACGAGTGAGGGATCTACTATTAGTTTGGAATCCTCAGAGATGGACACCGCATATGGACAAGTGCAGAGCTATCTGTCTAATGTGGAGTTTGGGACATCTCCAAATGATATTTATGACAGCTTCTTTGGTTCTCTACAGAGAACCCCTCTGGCGCTCGGCTCTTCAGCACTACTGTATAATTTATTTGTTACCAATGTAGTGGACCTATTTAATCCCTCTTTGTGGAGCTTTCCAGAAGCATCTCTAGAAGATTTATCAAATGGATCTGCGATTGTTTTGAAAAGCATAAGAAGAGAGGCTTTCAAATCCTTGTCTAAATCTGTTGCGTTTAACGAGAATGCATTTGATTATGGAACATACAATTTAGACTCAATAAGCGATAATGATATAACTCCAACGATTAATCCAGAAATATTAGATCAGGGATATGAAGTATTTTATTTAGATGATGGCAACATTGTTGTCATACCTCCAAGAAAGGGCGGTTGGCTTGAATTAAAAGACATCTTGTTGCCTAAAAAACAAGAATCCTATTGTTGTCCTGATAAAAAGGATCTTTTAGATATTCCCTCAATCAAAGAGGGGGTCTTGCGGGCGTTTGAATCATCCGATGAGGATGAACGACTTTATCAAAACCCAAAAACAGTCCGAGAACCCCCGTATTCTCATATATTTGGCAGGACTACTTCAGCCTGTATAGAGGGCGTGATAACTACAACAATAAGAATATATTTAATTGAGCATATTCTTAATGGCTACGCGAGTTTTAGTAAGTATAAAACAAACTTCCCGTCAGTCTATTCTGATCTCTTCGCAGACTACGTGGCTAAAAAGATCAAAACAGGATTAAGGACTCAGGGCCCAAACCCTGTCGGCCCTCCTTTCCCGCCAGGATCGGATGCAGGTATAGAGACGCTTGTAGCAGAGTTGGCCGACTCTTTGGGCATATCCCCTGAAGATCTCGATGCCAGTTCACCAGACACTGCAGGCAGGGGCTTTTATGGGTATTGGTACGAATTTCTAGAACAGTGTGTTCAAACATATTTAAGCAGGGCAAGATCCGGCACTTTGTCCATAACACAATCTGGAGACATAGCACTTAGAGCGATAAGCAATTTTTCAAGAGATTATTCATACCCTCAAAGAGAAGAGTTGAGAAGAATACGAAGAACTCGCCCCTTTATGACCCTAAAGAGACTTAGAAGAGAGAAAAACATTCTAGCCATACAAGCAACGGAAAACCAAGCCACTATTATATTAAAAGAGCTGATCAAAGAAGAACTCAATAGAATATCTCAAGATATAGAGCAAACCTTGCCGCAGCCGCAAGGAGGCTGGGTTCAAAATATTGCGGACGATTTCCTAAGAAATGGTTATTACATTGGAAATAGAAACATTTTTGATATCCCACAAGAGGGCGGAGATATCCTAAATGGTGAAAGGGGTGATCTAAATTTCTCTGGTAATGGGCAATTTATCTTGCAGTCTTATATCCGCCCAGTTCTTAATGAAACCTCGGCGAGATATCCATCACTTCGAGTAAATATAGAATCTGATCAAGTATATGGGCTTAGAGAAATTAGGGAGCGAATGGAGCTTTCTGGAATTGTTGACGATGGTTTTGGAATGGGAGATGAATCCATACGAGACCACTTTAGATCATTTAAATATGGTTTAAGACTAGTGTATGTGCTTGGTGATGAGTTGATAGATGATCTTGGCTCTAGGGCGCCTGCCCTAATCACCCTTTTAAACAGGGACGATCCTGTTAACAGATATTACAGGCACGAGGACACTGCAGCAGACACCCCAGGGTTTAGGTACTCAATCCCAGTTGTTTCGTCTACAGATTTTGAAGTTGAATATGACAATCTTATGCGGATATTTTATCGAAGCACAAACCCTGGAACTTTAATGGCACAAAACACATATAATTCAAATCAATATAACTGGCCACTATTAACTCAATTGATGATCAACTCTCAAGAGTTTAAAACAATTTTTAGTTATGCGGTTCCCCTTACAAGTATTCAATCTCTAAATACTATGTTTAATATAGAGTCCTTTTTGGATTCGGTTGGTCGGGAAGATGGTTGGATTTTCCCCAATATCCAAATGCCCATACCAGAGGAGGTTCCCATAGCTCGTCCCCCGGCGACATACTTGAGTTGGAATAGAAAAGTTTTTCCTGTTTTAAAGAGAAGATTAAAGAAGGTATTTAATTTATTATATAGAGCAAATGATTTTTCATATGACCCTCTTGACGGATCGGAACAAGATGAGCAAGTAAGAAATCTATCTGACAGCACAAACGCTGACTCCTGGTCTGATAGACTAACGCCTGAAACTAGGGCGAGAGTTATACTTGAAGACCCTACTTGTTTCTCTGGCGCGGCTGCTTCGTTGTATTCTGAATCCCCAGAAGAAGTAGAAGAGGCGACTGATGATTCTGAAACGACTGAGCGCAGGACATCTCCCGTAGAAGGGCCAATCCCTAAATAGAGAAAACTATGACAGTCACTATTTAAATAGGAGGGACACAAAATGCCAGGAATTGCAGTAAGATTGCCGCTAACAAGAGACAAGGAAAATGGCTTTACCCTTCTCCAGACCTATGATGAGATAGCCACTCAGAACCTCAAGATGCTTGTCTTGACAACTCCTGGAGAAAGGATGATGGATCCAGATTTTGGCGTTGGTGCTAGAAGATTTTTGTTCGAACAGATGACAGAGGATACATTTCAAGAATTTAAAAGCAAGCTGTTACAGCAGCAACAGAAATATCTTCCTTATTTGTCTATTCAAGACATTAGATTTTCTTCCTCCTTAAACAATTCTGGTATGGATGAAAACACATTGCAAATCAGTATTGTTTACTATAACAAAATTTTAAAAACTTCGGGAGTCGTTTCATTACCAATAACGTAAAAAAACAACTACTTATATTAATAAATGAGGGCTTTTAATGTCAAAGAATAAGGTGCCAATTAAATACACAAGCAGAGATTTCGAATCAATTAGAAAAGAATTAGTTGATTACGCTAAAAGGTATTACTCTGATACCTTTAAGGATTTTAGTGAAGCATCTTTTGGCTCTCTGATGATAGATACGGTTGCGTATGTTGGAGACATCTTATCATTTTACTTAGATTATCAAGTAAATGAGAGCTTCCTTAACTCGGCTATTGAGTATAATAATGTAGTAAGCCTTGGTGAGCAGATGGGCTACAAATTTAAAGGGCCTAGTTCTGCATTCGGAGTTTGCGCTTTTTATGTTTCTGTACCAGCCAACGGGGCCACCTTGGGCCCTGACACAACATACATACCTATATTAAAAAGCGGTGCAACTGTTTCCTCTGATGGCGGTGCAACATTTATACTACTAGAGGACATAGATTTTAATGACCCAGAAAACGATGTTGTAATTTTAGAACAAAACTCAGATACTGGAGAACCTTTAACTTATGGTATTCAAGCGTATGGTCGGGTTGTCTCTGGAGAATTGGGCACTGAAACAATAAACGTTGGATCTTTTGAAAGGTTTAAGAAATTAGATCTAAAGACACTTGATGTGGTTGAAATATTATCTGTTACAGATGACGAAGGAAATACATACTACGAAGTGCCGTTTTTATCTCAAAATGTCATTCACAGAGGGGTTGCCAATAGGAGCAGAACGGACGACTCATCACCTGCGGCCATGATTAAGCCTTTTATAGTTCCAAGGAGATTTGTGACTAAGAAGACGTCAAGAAGGACTGCCCTGCAATTTGGCTATGGATCGGAAACTGAGCTTAGCAGGGCATCGGTGGCAGAGCCAACTAATGTAGTGATACAAAAACTTGGTAGAAATTATATTAGTGACACCTCTTTTGATCCTTCCAAACTTCTTGATTCTGATAAGTTTGGAATCTCGCCATCAAATACTACTTTGAGAATTAACTATAGGCGCAATACGCTGGCAAATGCGAATGCGTCAGCGGGAGCCATTAACAAAGTTGTCGACTCTCGACTCCAATTTCAAAATCCGGAAAGACTGAACAATGCCTCCAGAAGAGCAGTTTTAAATTCTCTAGCTGTAACAAACATACAACCAATTAGCGGACAAACTTCCAATCCCTCTTTAGATGAGGTGAGGCAGGAAATAATGGATAATTTTTCTGCTCAAGATAGAATAGTCACAGAGCAAGATTATAAAGCCTTCATTTATACGATGCCTGGGCAATTTGGATCCATAAAAAGATGTGCAATCTATAGAGACAATGATTCATTTAGAAGAAATTTAAATCTGTACGTAATAGGGGCTGATAAGAATGGAAATCTAACTACGTGCAATTCTCAAGTAAAAGAAAATCTTAAAACCTGGCTTGGGCAAAGCAAAATGATCAATGATACTATTGATATTTTAGACGCCAAGGTCGTTAATGTTCAAATTAAATATACTTTATTATCTTTTAGTATAAACAACTCATTAGATCTTATTGTAAAAGCTAACCAAGCCCTTAGAGACAGATATTCTACAAAACTTGACGTGGGACAGAGCTTTGATCTTGATGAGGTTAGAAGAATTCTATCCAGAGTTCCGGGAGTAGATGGTGTAAGAAATGTGAGGCTCGTAAACAAATTTGGTGGAGCATATTCAAATATTTCGTATGATGTGTCAGAGTATACAGACGCACAAAATAGATTTGTTGAAGTTCCAAGAAATGTTGTTCTTGAAATTAAATATCTTGATACAGATATAATAGGGACCTTGAAGTAATGGCTATTAAAAGATATGTCGCTAATGCTGACACAACAATTACAAATGCTTTTAGGGAAAATTTAACCACTCGTGGAACTGCGTCAAATATGGGACGCGCTGATAGTTTGGAGGTATTTTCAATATATGGACAAGAGAGTTCTGGATCATCTGAATTGTCTAGGATATTAGTACAATTTCCGACAACAGACATAGCAACGGATAGAACTAATGGAGTGATACCAGCGTCAGGTAGTGTTAGTTTTTATCTGCGCATGTTCAACGCTGTAACTCCATTTACTGTGCCTAGAAACTTTACATTGGTAGCATCTGCTGTTTCTGGCGCAAATGACAATGATAGTGTAATAGGACTATCAGGTAAGTTTATCAATTTTAATTGGCAAGAGGGCCAAGGGATTGACGCTGACAATTATACAGATGTGACTAGAGATGGTGAGGGCGCAAACTGGATAATGATGGGGTCTAGTAGCGTAAACGGCCCAATTAAATGGGGAAAACAAGGTTCAAACACAGTGGGTGGCGCCTTCTTTGATAATATCAATAGAACCTTTACTCAAACATTTGATAGCGGAGTAGAGGATTTAGAAATAAACATTACAAATTTGGTTGAGCAATGGGTAAACAGCACTGGCAATGTCTTGGGCACGATACCAAATTACGGTATTGGAATATTCTTGACGGCCTCACAGGAGGCATATGTTGCGACTGCTGATCAAACAACAGTGAGTCGCGCCAATAATGGTGGATCAAAAAGATCTTACTACACAAAGAAGTTTTTTGCTAGAAGTTCTGAGTTTTTTTACAAGCGTCCAATAATTGAGGCACGTTGGGACTCAGCCGAGAAGGACGATAGGGGCAATTTTTATTACAGCAGTTCATTGGCAACTGCCGGTGAAAACTTAAATACAGTCTACTTGTACAATTATTTTAGGGGACAACTTAGAAACATCCCTGAAATTGGAAGCGGCCCAATATACGTCTCAGTATTTTCTGGTTCAACCCACGACGATGGACCAGGGACTGAAGCTATAACATTGGTTGTTGATGGTACGAATGTACAGTCTGCCGTACCAACAGTAGTCACTGGTGGGCACATCTCTACTGGCATTTATACCGCTTCTTTCGCTATAACAGCATCATCTCCAAAAGCTATGGACACTATTTATGATGTCTGGTTTAAAGGTGGTGAGGGAATTGGAGAAGTACCAGGGGTAATACAATATCAAACTGGAACAATAGAGCCAAGGAAGATATCTTTACAGCCACAAAATCCATCCACGGCTTTTGTTTCAAATATTACTAATTTGCGTCCTGTTTATTCAAACCTTGAAACAGCTCGTTTTAGGGTGTTTACTCGCCAAAAGAATTGGTATCCGTCTATTTATACTAGAGCCGTATCCTCTACTCCTCCGTTTATAATAGAGAGTGGATCATACGCAGTCACTAGAGTAGTAGATGATTTTAAGGCAATACAGTTTGGAACTGGTAGCAACTTGCATACACAAATGTCATTCGATATTTCAGGAAGCTACTTTGATCTGGATATGAGCATGCTAGAGCCAGGATACGCTTACAAAATTAAATTGGCTTTCTACAATGGTTCAATTGGAAGTTGGCAAGAGCAGCCACAAGAGTTTAAGTTTAGGGTCGAAGAAGGTTAGAAATGAGCACCAATGATCGCTTTAAAACAAAGCCAGCAACATTATCAGCAAAAAGCCTAGATTCATTAGGAAAAGACGCGGAGTCTGCAGACAATGTTGTAGCGACTAGAAAAAGGGTAAACGTATTTTTACCCCCTATAGACTACTCTTCTGCTTCAAACTTTGCTGTTTATGGCTCTGCCGAAAAGTATTACGAGGATGCTGTAAAGAGAGTATACTTAGAGTACCCATATGATGGATCTGAAAAAGAAATAAATGAATATATTTTAAGTTCATCGTTTCTTGATCAATACGTTCTAAACAAGAGGTATCCAAGGACATGCGGCCAGGCCGTATTTGCAGGAAAACAATGGGGAACTCTCGTTTCAACGTCTGGTGAATATGGAGCACCAGCGACGGGTTCATACGAATATATATCATTTTTTGGTGGCCCTAATACAAACTTATCAACCAGCGACTCTATACATGATGCTTTTTCCGGCTCTCACAATCAAAACAATATTTATGATTTGTCCAAAAAGAGGGGCTCTAATTTAGCCCTAAACCCAACTAGTGGATCTACTGTAGAATTTTGGCTAAGAAAAGAAGCCTTTGATCCTAGTAAAACTAAAAAAGAAGTCATATTGGATGTTTGGAACGGCGAAACCACCTATACAGATGCGACATATGGTCGCTTTATGGTAGAAATTAGTGGCTCTGGTCACGGTGACGCCGGTCAAAATGTGTTCCGACTAACATACTTGTCTGGTACTGTTGGAATGACAAACCAATCAATTGGCTTATCTACAGTCACAACAGCATCCGTGGCCAACAATTTATGGAACCACTATGCCATAACTTTAGCTTCCTCTTCAGATTCTGGATTCAATGGAAAACTTTATATAAATGGCGAACTTAATGATTCAAAATTCTTTTCTAATGTGGGCACTTTACAAGAAATTAGAGGCCCCCTTCGAGGTAATCTAGGAGCACTTGCATACACCCCGCCAGGATCAAACAATGCCCCGGTTAAGGGCTGGGGGAAGATGTCGGCCTCGTTAGATGAGTTTAGATATTGGAAAATAGAGAGAAGCTCAGAAGATATCGGTAGAAACTGGTTTACTCAAGTTCGTGGTGGCACAAATACAGACGATGCAAACGTTGATCTTGGTGTTTATTTTAAATTTAATGAAGGCATAACAGGGGACACTGGTATCGATGCCACCGTGCTTGATTATTCTGGTAGAATATCAAATGGTACATGGACAGGATACAATGCATTCAGTAGAAATACAGGCTCTGCCATTGAATCATCTTTTTCTGCTCCCACAGAATTTAGAGACCCAATAATACACCCAAGCCACCCAGACGTCAGTCGTGTCCTAGGAATACTAAAGGACCAAGGAAAATCATACGATCAACAGAATAATTCTTCTATATTGAATTCCTTGCCTGCTTGGATAATTGAAACTGACTCAAGTGGACACTTAAAAAATCTAGTTCAAATTGTAGCGAGTTACTTTGATAAGTTACAAAATCAAATTAGAGAAGTTCCAAGACTAAAGAATTTGACTTATTTGAGTTCAAGCTATAACTCGCCTTCGTTCTCTTCAGATCTTGTTAACAGCACTGGTATGTTCGCATCTGAAATGTTTATCGATTCAAACATTATGGAGCAAATACTATCTCGTGATGAAGATAGGAATTTTGATCTAGATCTTGACGAAATAAGGAATAGAATATATCAAAATATTTATAACAACCTTGTTCACATCAATAAAGCAAAGGGAACCGAGAAGGCCTTTAGGAACTTAATACACTGTTATGGGATTGATGAACAGTTAATTCGTTTTAATACATATGGCGATGAAATAACATATGAGTTAAAAGATAACTTTAGATCGACTGTTGTGGCAAAAAATCTAGTTGACTTTAGCGATGAAACTAGAAACGATGCCACAATTTATCAAATGACAGCATCAAGTAACACCAATAGTGTTTCTTTTATTTCTGGTTCTGCTAGCGGCTCGCTCAAGCCAATTGGAGATCAAGTTGAGGATTATCTTGGATTCACTCTAGAGGGGGAGGTAATATTCCCAGTAACTCCGGATGTTTGTGAGTCTACTGCAAGCATTGGTAACTCCATAGTTAGTTCATCTGTCTTTGGTATGCACGGAGCCAGGGGCGGCACGCCGGCTGATACAACATGGCCAGACACAGATTATGCAGATATTCGCCTTTTAGCTGTACGCTCTGGAACTGATTTTAACTCAGAGGATGCAAAGTTTCTCTTAACTTCGTCGATCGGGGGCTTACCGACTTTAACATCTGATATTTATAAAGATGTCTATGACAACAAAAAATGGAATTTTGCTATAAGGGTAATAAACGACAAATATCCTTTAGGTGATGTCATAACTGGCGTATCTTCAAGCACCGAAAACTATAGATTAGAGTTTTATGGAATAAATCAAACACTAGATATCACAGAAAATGAATTCTTCTTAACTGGGGCAATTAGTAGCCAAGACGCAAAGAGACTATTAAGAAGCGACAAGAGAATTTTTGCCGGTGCACACAGAACAAACTTTAGCGGATCTGTGCTTCAATTAAGTGATATTAAACTCTCTAATGTAAAATATTGGAGCAGCTATGTTGATAACAAGACTATTAAAGCACACGCTAGAGATACGGAAAACTACGGAACTAAGTTCCCACACAGAAACACATTCCTAACACAAAAGGCGGTGACAGGCTCGTATATACCTCAAATAGAAACGCTGGCACTTAATTGGAACTTCTACAACATAACTGGGTCCAACGAGGCCGGGATGTTTACGGTCGATGATAGCTCTTCTGGCTCCGTTGAGCTTCAAAAGAGATACGGATGGCTTGGCAACATAGTAAAAGCACAACACACAGGCCTGGGATATGCATTTCCGGAGAACGATAAAAAGGCAATAAATAAAGATTTTATTTATGTTGCGAGGCAAACGCAGCCTGAGTCAGTGCATTCATCCGAGATGATAAATATTCTGAGTCGTGATGATGAATACTTTACTAGAGATCAAAGGCCAATAAGATATTATTTCTCAATAGAAAAGAGCATGTACCAGGTCATTTCAGATGAAATGCTAAACACATTTGCGACGATAGTGGAGTTCAACAATTTAATTGGTGATCCTGTCAATAGGTATAGACAAGATTACAAGCTTTTAGAAAAGGCCAGATCACTTTATTTTGAAAGTATTGAAAATAATCCCGATTTAGATAAATTTGTTGAATTTTATAAATGGATTGACTCCTCTCTATCTAACTTTTTGCAACAATTGATACCGGCGTCTGCGAATTCCTCAGACGAAATTAGAACATTGGTTGAGAGTCACGTATTAGAAAGAAATAAATATTGGACAAAATTCCCAACATTAGAGAAAAAAACGCCTGGCGGAGCAGGTGGGCTATTGGCAGCTGGCAGTACGTCAGGTGGTGGTACTAGTGAAAGCCCATATAGGTCTCGTGATGGCGCCAACTTTAGATTAGATAGTGCCCCTATACCATATGTAGAATCGGAGCATGCTCCTTATTGGAAGAAGAAGGCTTCGCGCCTTGAAGCCCCCCTGGCTACAGGTATTACGGGTGTTGACAATGATAGACAAACAATACTAGAGGTACTAAAGACTGGGTACGAGCGTGATGCTAAAAGACCCTTTGTTTTAACAAAGAAATTTCATAGAAGTATACATGGCGGAACGAACTTCCCGAAAAATCGAGAAAAGGAAATAATAATAAATTCCACACTGCCCAATGGCCCCAGAGCGGCGTCTGGAACACCATTGAATATAGTGTTGATTGATGATGAAGAACTCTTTGATTTCCAAAATATAAACGATGTGACCGATCCAAATGGAAAGAAGTTTTATTCTTTTAATTGTAGGATAAGAAGAGAGGACGAGACTGGCCTCTTAAACGTAAATAATAGCACCTACACCTCCACTATAAAAGGCCATATAGCAGCACCTTTTAGGCTCGTCAGCGGTTCTGTGGAAAGCGGGTACAATCTACTTCTAAAAGATGGTTTCAAGAGTGGCACAATTTTAACGAACTTGCATGAAGATACGTTCGTTAACAACGAGAGGCCGATGCAGGGACCGTTTACAGACGCCCATGTTGGTGGTCACCAGTCAAGACACATCGACATTAACAGATTTGATTCTAGTAAAACAACTAGAAATCAAATTGATAGTTATCAAACTAGGCCAGAGGCATTCAAGTTATTGCTTGGGATTGAATACGGCACAGATACAAATATGATAGGCATTGTTGGGCCTGATTATCCATACCCAGTTGGGCCATACCCGCACACAGAATTCAAAATGGCAACAAGGTATAGAAACGTTGGTGCCAAAAGGCCAGTAAATATTAGAAACATACAGTACAACACTTCGTCGGTTGTTCTTGGTAACTACACTAGAGACTATGAAATAGTTCAGACGTCTGGAAGGTCTATAAACAATAGGCACTTTGTTGATAATGAGGGCACTCCTTTGCCACCTCATTATGTTGGCGCCACAACAACAGTGAATAGCTATCTGAACCAAAAACAAATTCATTGTATTTCTGGAACAATTGGAGTGCTGGGGTGTCCTGGATATCGTATTGTTACCAACAGTAGCTTGAATAACCCAACTGCGTTTTCATTCTCGATGTGGCTGTCTTGTTCAAATGCTTCTGCTCAATCAACCACTAGGTTCCTTATTTCAATCGGTAGTGACGGCGCTTCAGGCGAGCGGTCGCTGCACATAGACACTTCAAACAAGGTTGTATTTAGAGCTGGATACACTTCAAGAGACGGTGTTTGGACATCTGACAATGTTATTTGGAGCACCGATGGGTGGCACCATGTTGCACTTACATATAATGATGGAGATGGAGATGCAAACTTATATATCAATGGCTCAGAGGCATCAGGAGAATTTACAACTACTCCGCTTGGAACTTTTGAGACTCCCTCCTCCGATTCAACTTTAGTCTGTCGTAGGAACAATTCTAGCGGCCAAGTAGTAAACAACACTTCTTTTTACTCTGGGTCGATCGCTGAGGCGAGTTATTGGAATAAAAAATTATCCACGTCGGAGGTGTCTGAGATATATGAACGAGGGACTATGGGGGACTTACCTGGACCACAAAACCTCTCCGAACACTCAGCTGTATCCAATCTTGTATCATGGTGGAGATTTGGAGATGATACAACTGATACGGAAGTTCTAATAAAGGATCAAGTATCTTCAAATAATGCAGCGAGTGTGGCAAACCTACCAGATAATGGCATGGAACTAGTAGACCTTACAGCAGCAGATTTATTAATTGCTGGCGGCGGCACAGCAACATCGACAACGACCGGATACCTCCCAGAGACAACAAATGTCAATAGCTTGCTCGGAATCAATCCTCAATACACTTCTGCAGGCAACTACTTCGGAAGAAGGCAGGATAGCATAGGAGAACTAAGTAATAGATTCTCAGGCTCAACAAACTATACAGTTAGAAACCGTAACAGCAACAAGTTTGTATTTGCTGAAAGATTCTCAGCCCCAGGAGGCCCAGAGATAAATTCGGATGGCTTCTTAGATATAGCGGCAGAAGAAAAATCTGTTTACAACGCACTTCCATTTAGAAATCTATCGGTGCGTGGCTCTGGTAGTGGCGAAATTGAAACAATGCGCGCAAATAATTTGGGCAGAAGGGCTGGTCTAAGAACGTTGTTGTCGCAGCACGCTGAGCAATTCGGTGGACCACTTGGCTCAAACACTCCTTCCGCGACTTATCGAACTGATGCATCTTGGCACAAGGTTAATAGGAACCCAAGAAACAGAATACAATTTAACGCAGCTACAACATACGTGGATAACAATTATGTTACAGGTGCTGTGTATGACAATGCATTCATCACGCACCCCATCCCAAGAAGCGATTACCAGTATACATGGATAACGGCGTCTGCTGACGAAGGCCGGGGGAGAGGTGGATTACCACGAGGGCTCGTCCCAAGAAACTTCTATGGACACGTATATGGAGACAGCGAACTTTCAAGTTCGCATAAGGGATTCCACCAGGCCATAAGCTTTGTGTCTGAGAGTGATGTTAGCCAAATACCGTTTGGCAATCCATCTGCTTTGCCAAATATACACGTAGATTTTGCAGGATTAAATACAGTAATTGCTGAGGGGATCAACTTAGATGAGCGTATTGCTAGCGGTAGCGCCGAATTCGCCCGCAGAAAATATACTGCCGATCCTTACAGAAACCTCACTTTTGATGCATGCCGTCAATCTACCGGAGGCCCTGGTTGTCGCGGCTTTCTTACAGCATCGACTTTGAATGCGCTTATTTTACATAGAGATGGACCATACGGATTTAACACCTGGAAGCAAACAAGGGTGGGTCAAAAACAAGTTGCTAGAAAGATGCGCGAGGCGAATATAATATCTTACTTTAGAAAAGTAGATAATTTAGACTATCCCCTAAAGAATGATAGGCTAACGCCACAACCGCTAAGGGGTATGTCGTCCAACTTTATTGAGTCTCCATTCGAAAACAAGTACAACCCCATAACACAAAATCTTTCAATTAGAGGCACGACAACTGACAATAGGCAAATAACAAGAAAGGCTACGATAAAAACAAGCTACGGAAACGCTCTAACTTACTTTAGTAATGAAGAATTAAACAACCTATTGGCTGAACAAATAAATCAATCAAGTGTGCCAGCCTACGATAGGATTAAGGACCTATATGCGAGAGATCAAGTAAACAATCCAGACAGTCCTGTAGAAAGATTTAATTCTTTGTTGTACAAAGAAAAAATCTACCCATCATCGATAAATTCGTTCTCTAGTAGCATAAGAGTTAGGCAATTCTATGAAAACTCTTTCTGGAGAGATTTAAGGTCTGATAGAGAACAAACAAATGTCCATAGTTTTGGCAATACAATAGCTCTACAGAGTATGTGGTCTCTAGATGCAGACTCAGATTTTGAGACTATGAGCCCTCGTACCAGGGTCGGCTCTACGGGTGGCCCTGGGGTTCTTATGAACAGATACAATCAAATGCACATGGGAACCTTATCAAACATCAAGCCAGGGCCTCAATATGCAAGAATTCACACGTTAGAAAATCAATTGGCTGCCGTTGGCCCCGAGGGACTTGATATACCTGAAGTTAGCCCCACCGCTAATGGTGGTAGTCGAACACACGCTTCATTCAAAAGGTTCTGGAGGCAAGACCCCGAGAACGATCGGTTTGGAGGCCAAGCCAAGTGGGATTGCGGTGATCAAGCAGGAAAGAACCCTTGGTACAACAGTTATGATGACTACGTAAACGAAATGAGGCTAAAAGGGAAAGAATATTCCATAGTCCCAGAGTTTAGAATCAGTGATCACATAGAGATGTATTACAAGGCTAACAATAGCGATTTCTTAGCCGATAGACTTGATTTATTTAAAATTGAAGGCGGAGAATCCAACAAGGATGACAGCTCAAAAACGGATTTCTTCAGAACGTACACAAATTCAGACTTTTTAAGATACTTTGGACTCGTTCGCGATGATATTAAAGAGGTTGGACAGCCTTCTTCGTTGAAATTAACATGTGGAGGATTGCTAAAGTTTCTCCCATATGATGGGTTTTACCCTGTGGAGAGAACAGTTGAAATGGCTCAAATGTTCTCGGCTTCATACGGAAACTACGTTGTTCTTGAGAGGGGAACTGGCATAAGTAAAGAGGCTGCATTTAGAACGTTTATGGCTCCAATGTTCGCTCCCGGCGTAATGTACAACACTATAAAGAGTGGGATAGCGGTAGATTATCCCGTAATGACTTCTAGCTTCCAAAAACACAGTGGAGAATTTCTTACTACCAGCGGCATGTCCGGAACGCCAAAATCAGGAGACATGGTTCCTAATCTTTATATATCCGGTTCAAATGGGATCGCCCAGTTTGGACATAGAGTGCCTTTTGAAGCTTTGCTTGAACCAGAATCATACATAGCAGATGTTGATTTTGTTGATATGGAGACGCACCCAAGTGCATCATTGGACGTAACTGCTTCTTGGGGTGGACAAGGTGGCAACTTATATAAACTAATGGCTAGTAATTTCTTAGCGGAAAGTATTGAATTCTTTTTACCAGAATCAACCTTAACTACAATAACTTCAAAACCGGAAGATCAATGGGAAGCTGCAGAAGATAGAAAAGTGTATGGCGCTAGAATTAAGATGCGTAAGACTTACAACGTTCCAATTACAAGAACAGGTTCATTGGGATACTTTAATCCGCTAACTCCTTACGATCTATGGAGACAAAAGTCAGGCGATCCTGCTCAAGAATCGTTTACCATGTATAGTCGACCCACTGCTTTCGGGCCTCCCGTGGGCGGTGGCACAACGGGTTCTTTAATATTTGCTTCTGCTGGTGGGTTTAATCCATGCTTCACTCCACCATATTATTATGGCGAGAGCTGGGCTGACATTTTCTGGACCTCTAGTAAGGCAGGCACTATTACTGCTGATGATATCACTGACCCAAGTAACTTAGCAATATCATATATTAGAATTGGAAATGATTGGGCACTTAGTGACGGACAATCGCAAAACACTATGCTTCATTCTGCTAATATTGAAACAAACAGCATGCAGCTAGACGCAGCCCTAAACATATTGTCAAAAGCAACAACCAAGAAAATAACTTATGATGCTGACACAGGAAGGCCAACAATAGCAGAGGACGGCGGAGAAACTGTGTTGGCAATACAAACTAAATTTGAAACACCAATGCTTAATTTTGCAGATGCCTCCCCCACTATTCCTGCGCAGGCTAGCTCTAGTGTAGCTAGGGGCATGTGGCATCAGTATGGCCAGCCGCCAGCCTCCCCGGATATAGGCGTGTTCTTATCAATAACAGATGTCCCGGATAATTATATTAAAAATGCGCTAGGTGGAAACCCAGCTGTAACTGGTTCTCTAATAGACCTTCTTGGTTTTAAGACCGAGGAGCAAAGACTAGGAGAAGTGGCCCAGTCAAAACTTATAAGCGAAGCTGTTGTGGCTGTTCCGTATATCGAGGCAGAGGGTCAAAAAAGTTTCTTTGAGCTACCAAAGGCTGACATAGATGCTGCATTGCTAGATAGTCCGGAAGTTTCTGACAGCATTAAACACATGGTGAACTCAATGCAAAAATATGTATTGCCACCTAAATTTGATTTCATAGAGTACCCAGATGTGATTACTCCATTTGCTATGTATATTTTTGAATTTGAGCACATGCTAGATCGAGATGATTTGGTTGATATTTGGCAAGGGTTGCCGCCCAAGATTGGCCAATCCTTTGATTCTGAATCAATTGAATTCAAATCTGGAAAAGGTCCCCACAGTTCTAAGATTATAAAAGAGGTTGAAATATCACATCCATTATTAGTAGGGGAGCTTTTGAACAAAGACAATTTGCCTAGCAAGCTTAGATGGATGGTCTTTAAGATCAAGCGCAAGGCACAGAAGAACTACTTTGATAAGGTAATAAAAGACAATCCTAGCGATGGTGGAATATTTGATAGTAGTGACATAACTCAAGTTGGAAGAACTAATTCTTCAAAAACTAGCATACCCCGATATAGCTATAACTGGCCATACGATTTCTTTTCTCTTGTTGAACTAGTTAAGCTAGATGCAGAAGTAGAATTTACGGGTGATATACAAGGCGAGGAAGAGTAGTTAAAAATGGCTTTTTTTAACAAAAAAGAGGAAGTTATAGATCTTGAATTAACCCCCCTTGGTGAGATTCTTTTGGCCGAGGGAAACTTCACTCCAGTTTTTTATGCCTTCTACGATGATGACATTCTATATGATGCAGCTGGCGCAGCAAGTGTTGGCGAGGAACAAAACGATATAGAGGATAGGATTCAAACAAATACTCCTGCGCTCAAAACACAATATTTGTTTCATGGAGTGGAGACAAGCGTTACCACTTTGGTAGCCCTAAACAGATTGGCGGCACTCGTTGATCCAAGCTATAGAGAAAACGAGCAAACACTTTTCCCGCCCTCTGTCGATGGAGATTTTTCTTTAATTGAGCCACTGGGGTCTATGGAATTGGGCAGTGAAAACGCACCTTCCTGGGACATCAGGGTACTAAAAGGAGAACTCTCAGGGGCGATTAATTATATAACCAGTTCAGCACCGGCTGGTGAAAACTCCGAGGTAAGAAGGATACCTCAATTGGATTTTGATTTTACATATAAAGTTGAAGTAGGGTATTCTAAGGACGTACCTCCTGAAAGTAGGGCTGGGCAAGTAATTAGCCAAACGTATAATGATGGTACATACCTATTCCTATCGGATGGGATACCTGAGTTGATCTTTAGTGTTGACGAGAAAAACGCCTCGTCTGATACCCAGTATGACATAGAGGTTTTTGAGGTGTCATCGGACCCAGTGTTTAAAGACACTTTAACACCAAAAACCTTCCCAGAAAAAATTCCAACTATTGTTGACAATATTTTATTAGACCAAGAGCAAATTGCAACTATGTTAAGAGATGAGAGTCCTCCAACACCTGATATGGTCCCATATTATTTCAACATTGATACAGACCTAGAAATACCAGAAGAGCAAATATGCGAACTAATAAGGAGCCTAAAGACGCGCGGTGTGGAGGTTGATGATATACCCTATGATTGCCCAGATATATTAGCAGTTGGAAGATTTGATATTTATGATACAAAAGCAACTGGCGGAGAGGAGTGTTAAATGTTAAAGATAGATGAACAAGCGCTTCAATGCTCGGCGGCACCTAGCGTATACGTTCGCACAATAAAAATTCTTGAAGCTTCAGTGCCACAGGTCAAGACAAACAACACCACCGACAATTCTAGAAAACCTTCAAAGACCAAAAATGCAATAGATGGGACAATTGGCTATGAACCACCGCCCATAAAGATACAAGATAATGATAGTGTAAATGGTCTGCGTGTGCTACTTGACCTTGCTATCGCTGCAGTAAGCAGTGGAACAGAAAAGGGCCTAAATTGGATTGACAATGAGGACGTAAGAAAAACACTTTTAGTAAAAATTGTCCAATCTACAAACAAGGAACTATCAACCAGGCTTACCGCAGAAGAAGGGGCCAAGTTTTTTGATGAAAACGACACAGGAATTTTTCAAGGATACAATAAGTTTATTGATTATCAAATAAAGCAGGTCTCCCTAGCTTCGCAACAAAACCAAAAAAGCAAGGTTACTGAAAAAATAAACTCTTTAACATCAAACAAAATTTTAAACTTGGTTGAGAGAGTAGAATTTGATATTCCTATGCAACCCACACACTTAAATTATTTTGTGGTGTGCCAAGTGGGTGAAGCCTCAATAGCGAGTCCCCTTATCCCCCACAGCCCAATAATTATTGAGAAGGTTATAGAAAATTCAGAACTTGTAGAGAGGGCATTTAGGTTCGTAAATGCAGATGATGGCGCAGTGTGGGCCGGCTCTGCTCATGACCACCCAGAGCGAGGATGGATGCAGGGAGCTTTTCATACCGACGAGCCGCACAAATCCCTTGTAAGACAGACAGTTGATAATGTAAAAGTGTCATACATGCCGGATGTCAATAGGCTTACAGATGTTCAAATCAATATTTCAAATGATTTAAGTGATGAAAGAATTAACTATTTTTCAAACTTGTATCTAACAAGAGATAAATTTGGCAATGCCATATTTGGATTTAATTTTGATCATTTAAACTTTATGATAAATAATTCAAAATTTGGAGGACTATTTTTAAATTCAACGCCAGATCTAGTCAGATCCCTGATAGCCTCTTCGCCCATAATTGATTTGACAATCAAAAGAGAGCGTATTCACGTTAGAAGAGCAGCAAATCGCTTAGAAAGCGAAGCAGACCTTGTAACAGACTTTATAACAAATCTCAGAACAGAACAGGACGAGCAAACAATCATTTCCACATACGACACATCTGGAATATTAAAAAGTAACACAAAATACTCTTTTAATGGGGCTCAGTCGCATCTTAATTCAAGGCAAGTTTATGCAGACGATGAAATACCACCAGATTTCAGCCCTTCAGCTACAATAAGAGAAGTTTCTTTGGGCAATTTAACTGGATTTAGGATGTTCACGGGCCAGGACCTTTCAATATCCAGTGTTAGTGATGGCATGTACCAATATTCGGTATCATTGCAAATCAGAGATGGCACAAGCGAACTTCTTCAAAATAGGCTAAACCAATACCTACTTTCGATACGAGATGTTGAGGAATACCTTTCTAGAGCTTCTTTTTCAAAAAATTATGATCAAAGAACAAATAAGTTTACAGATGCATTCATATCCTCTGAACTGAATACAACATTGGGACAAGGGTGGTTTGTTGCAATTATGAAATACATAGAAACACTCGACTTGCTAACAGACATAAGTGAAAAAGATAAATTATCTTTAACATCCGCTCTATATTCATTGGTTAATCCCGTTGTTGCAACACCGGACACCATAACAGAGTTCTTAAACATCATGAACTCTCTTGAAAGTAAACTCAAAAAAATATTATCAAAAGAATCTGCTAGACACACTAGGGAAAAGAGTTCGATTTCTACTGGGGGTAGTTACCCAATCTTTGAAGTTTCCCAGGGGTTTCAAGATGTTTTTGACTCAAACGTAATAAAAAATTCAGGTATTGATTATTTAGGAATACAAGGCACCTCTGGTATAGCAAGTATAACTAGGAATGGCTTCATTTCCAGATTAGACACAGAGTACAACAGGGTCGACGGGATAAAATACACCGTTCCTGAAATTCAAACGAGGTTTAACTTTCTAACACCAGAAAACGTAACTAGCTTATTTAGTGATAAGACCAAAGGATCTGATATGGCCCCTTCTTTTGTTGAACTTAATGGAGAAAGAGTTAATTTGCTACCACAAAATATAGATTCTCTTGATTATGTTTCCATAACTGCAATCTTGCAAAATATCCTATTTAATAATGCTGGCGGGTCTCGTTTTATTGGAGCTTCTAAACAAATTCTCAACTTGTTAAACGACGTGGGCAAAGGCTCAGACGAAGATAGAGTAGCAAAGATTAAAAACTTGCAACAGCAGACCTCACAAGTGTTGGGGTTAATCATAGAGAACAATAATGGACAATCCGGTCAAGCAAGTTCCACCATTTCCTCTGATGGCTACGTTGGCGCTAGTAACAAATTCACGAGTGGAGCCCCGGTAGAAGAATCAATATCTGTTAGGGTCGAGGACGTTGAGCCAGAAAATGCAACATCTCTTGTCAGTAGGGTACTGCAGATTCTAAATGTAAATTCTGATTCCACAGTTACAGAAAGAAATAGAACACAAAACCCTGTCTCTTTTGACCTTAGTAAAGAAAATAACTTTATTTCAAAAAATATTATACCCTCCAATCAGAGGGATGATATAGCTGTTACTCAAGCAAGGATAAATAACTTTTTAACAAATGAGCTACCACACCAGCAGAAACTGTTAACCTTAAGAAAAGCTAGACTTTACTCTGATGCGGCAGCGATAGCGTCTAGTGATGACGATACTGAGGTCGACGCTTTTATGTATAACTTTGGCATGTTAAGAAGAGTAGAATACCTTTCTGGGTTTAACGGAGGCTCTATAAAGTCTGAAATGTGGAAAAAACTTACGTTTCAAAACCTCTCCTCGCTTAATGGAACAATCTTCTGCAGAATCAGAAAGTATAACCAAACGAGCCTGAACATTGGGGACTATGGCCTTCTCGACAGCCTGCCGGTCTATAATGAGTATTTCTTCATAGTAGGAGAGCAGACTGCTACTCAACAGCAAAATCAATTTGAGCAACAAGCTGTATATGACAAACTTTTGCGCCTAGTATCAATGAGCGCCTATACTAGCGAAGAAATTCAATATTTAGTGACCCAGATACCACAAGCTCCAACAAGCGCATTTAAAAAAATGGCAGGCGTTGGTGTAAAAACTCCCACAAGGAATGGCGATGGAACACCAAAGACCTCAAATAATACAACTACCACAGCCTCTACGCCTCGCACAACGGGCGGTGCTGTGAGAACCACAGTTACCTCTGGTATGGGCGGCGTTGGCTCTGGCGGAGGTGGCTACTAATGGGCTCTATCCCTCCCGGCCC